CATTGGAGATAAGATGCTTGAAATGAGTGATTTACCATTAATAAAACCAATACTGAAAAAATATTAGATTGAAGGTGGAGCAAATGATTGTAAAAGAAAGAATTCAAGAATTAATTAAAGATAATTTCTATGTAGATCATAAGGCATTGGGAAAAACTCAGATGCATGAAAACCTTGATTATGTAAGAATTTATGATAAAGCTAAAAAAGGGAATGCTATTCAGATTATAAATATATCTAAAAACATGGTTTCTGATATTGATAAAAAATTAGCCAAACAATATTTAATCAAAGAAGAAACATGGCTTGTTGGTGGAGAAATAGCATTAGATTTGTATATTTAATTCTTCGGAATATGAAGAAAATACGAAGAAAGGACTGATTAAATGGCTGTAAGTAAATATATAAATTGTTGTCCGTATTGTGGGAGTGAAGAATATTACATTAAGCAAAGTTTTAAAGGTACATGTGATTATTACATAAGATTTGATGGAAAAGATGCAGAAAATGGAGAGATGCATGGCAATGCAGAATATAAAAACACAAGTAAGTACGCATGGTGTTCTGAATGTAATAAAAGATTGTTTAAATTAGATGATTAATACTACACAATACTTACACAGTCAGTAGAAAAAAATAGATAGTAAGGAGATGAAAACATGAGCAACCTAAACGAAGAAGTTAGTGTTAAGTTAGTTGGGAAAATAACTTTTTTATTTCCACAATTAGAACTAGATTTACAAAAACAATTAGAAGTGAAAAAGACAATAGATGAAACTTTATATGATTATGAAGTTCAAACAAAATGTACAGATCTAGTTGCAAGTGATATAGAAGAAAAAGCAAAGTTATATTTAGCTTGTAAGAAATTAGAAGGTTTAAGCAATAAAACTTTATATAACTACAGGTTATTTTTAGAAAAGCTAGATCAATATTTTACAAAACCATGTTCAACTATAAGCACTATGGATTTAAGAATGTTTATAGCTTTAATGGGAAAAGACAAACAAGCATCAACTGTTAATGGCTATATTACTTACTTAAAGAACTTTTTCGGATGGTTGCAGAATGAAGAATATATAATTAAGAATCCAGCGGCAAAGTTAAAGCAAACTAAAGTGCCAAAAGTAGTTTTACAAGGCTATAAGGCGGATAATTTAGAAAAATTAAGAGAAGCGTGTAAGACAGAAAAAGAAAAATGCTTGTTTGAGTTACTAGATAGTACAGCTTGCAGAATATCAGAGATAGACAATATAAAGCTGGAAGATATAAATTGGCAAGAGCAGTCTATAGTGGTAACTGGTAAAGGAAACAAACAGAGAATAGTTTATTTTAGCACTAAAGCCAAATTACATATGATAGCTTATATTGGAGAGAGAAAAGAAGGCTATCTATTCATATCAGATAAAGCACCACATCAGCATATTAAGGTTAGAGCACTTCAATTAATTCTTTCTAAAATCAAAGATAGAGCAGGAGTAACTGAAAGAGTACATTGTCATAAATTTAGACGTACACAAGCAACATATTTACTAAATTCGGGTATGACAATACAAGGAGTACAAAAGATATTAGGACATACTAGTCCAGATACGACTCAAAGGTATGCACAGCTAAGTCAAGAAAACTTAAAGAATGAATATAAACGATTAGTAGTATAAGACAAATAAAAGTTAAATAACAGCAATAGCTGTAGCTATAAATTATCATTTAACTATCAATATCAAGAAAGGATGATAAAAAAGGTGGATTATATCAATGATATTAATATAAACGAAGCTGTAATTCATGTATTAGATAGTAATGCTTCAGAACCAATACTTAATGAATATAAATTAGAACTCAATGAAGATGTCTACAAATTTTTATATAAGCATATAGAGAAATGCTTAAAGGATGATGAATTAAAGTATGCTAAGTTTGATTATGAAAGAAATATGGTTAAAGAGGTGACACAGGATTATTTAAATGGAATTGAGGATGATTTAATAGAATTATCTAAGGAATTGGCAAGACAGCTATTTATAATAATTCAAACAAATAAAAATATTCCATCAGCAGATATTATAGTTGCATCAATAACAACAGACCAAGGTCCTATGATAGCAATATTAAAAATGGATTATGTAAATAATTTTACTCATGAAATACAGTTTATTGATGAAAAGATAGGTGTATCATTAGTAAAACAAAATGCAGGACTTCCAGGAAGTGGTCAAAAAGTTCAAAAAGCAGCTTTTATAAAACCAATAAAAGAAGATGAAATATATAATCTTATGGTTTTAGACAAGCAAAAGCAAATTAAAGATGAAGAATATGGAACTAATTATTTTTTAAAAGCATTTTTAGGTGCAAGTATTGTAACCAATGAAAGAGATATGACTAAATATTTTATACAAGCTACTGAAAATTTTGTCAGAAGAGCAATCGCAGATGATGCAGAACTAGCCGAAAAGGTAAGAAGTAGTATAAAAAGTAAGTTGGATGAAAGTACTTCAATTAATTTAGATGAATTAGGGAACGAATTATTCTCACATAATCCAATGTTAAAAGATAGCTTTATATGTGATTTAAAGATGAAAGCCATTCCAGAAAACGTAGCAGTGGATAAAATTTATGTGGATAAAAAGCTTAAGAGAGTAAGATTAAATATTGATAGAGAAATTGATATGTATATTAATAAAGATACTTATAGCAATAAAAATAAATTTGAAGTAGTGAGAAATGGTGATGGATCAATAAATTTAGTTATTAAAAATGTTATTAACTATATAGAAAAGTAGTGGAGGGAGACAATACATGGAAGAAAAAATCAAAAAAGAACTAGCATTATATAGATTAAGAGAAATAGAAATTGAAGATATGAAGCTTAAAATTGAAGAATTGAAAGTGGGAGAACAAATTGGAGCATCTAATTTTGATGAAAAAGTTCAAAGTTCAATAAACTGTAAAAATAATGATTATATAATGAATCAAATTGAAACACTAGAGAAAAAAATAAAATTATATGAGATTTCAAATAGAAGAGTTGATAATGCATTAAAAGTTTTATCTGATGCAGAAATTCAAGTAGTTAAAATGCTATTAATAGAAAAAAATAGTATTTCAGAAACTAGTAAAAAATTATTTAGAAGCAAGAGACAAATATACTATATCTTAAAACAAGCGATAAAAAGAATTAAAATTGTATAGATATTGCACAAAAATTTCAAAGATATTGCACAAAAATTGCACAAAAATGTAACTCTAATGTAAAGTTTAGTATGTTATAATGTAAGTGGTTAAAAAAGCATTTAGAGAAATCTAGATGCTTTTTATGCTTAACTTTAATAATATGACAGAGATTTCAAAAAGCTAAAATAAAGGCAGTATAAGCATACAAATATTAGTTCCAGTAGATTATTAATTCAATAAGCTACTGGTTATTTTATATAAAAATGGAAGTGAGTAGATGGAAAGTATTTATGTTGTTTTAGTGTGTGCAAGATGCAAAAAGACTATTATAGTTCTAAAAGATGATGTTGAAGATACAATGAATAAAAATAAATATCTTGCATGTACTCATTGTGGAAGCAAAAGAGTGTTTAAAGAAAATGAAACTAATGATTTAAGAGAATGTATGAGCCATAATTATTATAAAAGAGTACATGGAGCAATAAGGCAGGTGAGACAAGAATGAATTTTGTTGAACCGATACGTGATGTAGATATATTTCACGATATTCAAGCTACTTTAAAAAAAGAAAATATTAGAAACTATGTTTTAATAATGACAGGAACATATACTGGTTTAAGAATATCGGATATATTAAAACTTAAAGTAAAAGATGTTAAAAATAAAAAATATATTGATATACGAGAAAAGAAAACTGGAAAAAGAAATCTAATAGAAATAAACCCATTATTAAGAAAAGTGTACAAAGAGTATTGTTGTGATATGGATGATGAAGATTACTTAATTAGAAAAAGTAATTTAAACAAAGCGATATCAAGAAATAGAGCTTGGAGAATAATGAAAGATATTGGAGATAGATTTGGAGTTGATAATTTAGGCACACATACCTTAAGAAAAACATTTGGCTATCATTACTATAATCAAACAGGAGATATTGCTACATTAATGCAGATGTTTAATCATTCTAAAGAATCAATAACATTAAAGTATATTGGAATAACACAAGATAAAATGAATCAAGCAAGAAGAGATTTTGAAATATAAATCTTTTTTATTTTACACAAAAGTAAACACAATGAGGTAACGTTAACTAAGATAAATACAAAAGTTACTTAAAGCAAGAAAAATAAAACAATTAAGAGGACTTTTAAAAAGTTAACACAATATGAATTATGTTTATAAATAAAGGCAAGAGAAGGTGAATTAGTGAATGAAAAAATATATAAATGGTTATTGGATTTAATAGACAATGATAAGCTTTCGAAGTTCTATACATCTAAAACTATTTGGAGACCAAAGAGATCAGAGATATTAAAGCGTGATAACTATGAATGTCAAGAATGTAAAAAGCTTGGTAAGTATTCGGCAGCAACAACAGTACATCATATTAAACATCTTAAACAGTATCCTTTATTAGCATTGGCAGATAGTAATTTAGAGTCAGTGTGTGATGAATGTCACAATATATTACATCCTGAAAAACATAAGAAATACATTCCTAAAGTGCCAATAAATAAAGAACAATGGTGATACCCCCGGGTCAAAAAAATGAAAAAATTCTAGCTGATGGGAAACCGGGGAGTAGGCAAGACAAAACAACAAAAATTGAATTCCGTATGAGGGGGTCGCACCTGCACCCAAAATATACGGTGCAAATGTTTGAAATGAGGTGGTGATTTTGAATGAAAATGAAAAAGTAACAAATTATGAAAAAGCCGAAGTTGATTATATTTCTGGAATGACTTATAAAAAAATTGCAGAAAAATATAGTGTATCTATTAACACAGTGAAATCATGGAAAAAAAGATACAAATGGACACGTGATTGCACCACAAAAGAAGGGTGCAACAAAAAAAGAGTGCAAGCTTTGGGAAATAATTTATATGATGATATAAAAGCTGATTTACTTAAACAATTAGAAGCCAATGGATCATATGGAAAACACTACGAAGATTTAATAAATGATTATATGGAGTTATGGAATACAAAAAATAAATTATTCTTGGATATTAAAGAGCGTGGTGTATCTATTGAATGGAGTAATGGAAAACAATTCAGTATAAAGAAAAATGATAGTATTGGAGAAGTAAATAGAACTAGTGCTCAAATGCTGAAAATTCTAGATACATTAAGATTAGTACCTCCAAAGATACAAGAAGATGATGACTATGATATTTAATAAATATATTGATGAATATATTGAATTAGTTGAAAAGAATAAAATTATAACTAATGAGGATATAAAAAAATCAATTAAACTTGTTAAAGAAAAATTATCAGATTCAAGAGTAATAATAGATCATGAGAAAATAGAAAAGGCTATTTCAAAAATGGAGGAATACTTCCCATTTAAATTATTGCCATGGGAGAAATTTATAGTTGGTCTTATCCATTGCTATTATGAGGATGATACATTAGTCTTTGATACATTCTTTCTATATATGGGTAGAGGTGCTGGGAAGAATGGTTTTATTTCTGCTATATCGTGGTATTTAACTACAGGATTTCATGGAATAAAAGAATACAATATTGACATTGTAGCAAATAGTGAGGATCAAGCTAAAACATCATTTGAAGATGTATACAATGTTATTGATGATAATAAAAAACTAAAAAAAGCTTTTTATCACACAAAAGAAAAAATAATATATAGAAAAACAAGATCATATTTAAAATTTAACACTTCAAATGCAAGGACTAAAGATGGACTTAGACCAGCCTGCATAATATTTGATGAAATTCATGAATATGAAAATTATGATAACATAAAAGTTTTTAAATCTGCATTAGGTAAGAAAAAGCATTGTAGAACATTTATGATTTCAACAGATGGATATGTAAGAGGTGGTGTACTTGATGATTATTTAGAGATGTCTAAATCAGTCCTAAATGGTGAAAATAAAAAAAGTAGATTATTTCCGCTATTATATCATCTAGAAGATAAAAAAGAAGTTGATAATAGAGAGCTATGGGAAAAAGCTAATCCGTCATTAAGATATTTAAAAAATCTTCAGATAGTAATGGATCAAGAATACATTGATATGCAGACTAATGTTCAGCTTTATACTGAATTTATGACTAAAAGAATGAACATTCCAGAAGGAAATAAGGATAAAGAAGTTACGTCATGGGAAAACATTTTAGCAACTAATCAAGAAATACCAAATTTAAAAGGTGCAACTTGTAGAGTTGGTATAGATTATGCTAAAACAACTGATTTTGTGTGTGCGGGACTTCTTTTTAAATATGCTGAAAAATATATATGGCTAAGTCATACATGGGTTTGTAAGGCAAGTAAGGATTTGAAGAGAATAAAAGCTCCACTTGAAGAATGGGAAAAGCAAGGGCTATTAACTTTTATTGATAAGGCAGAAGTACATCCAGATATTCCAGCTGAATGGCTTGCAAAACAAGCTAGTAAATATAATTTAACTATTTTGGGTATGGATAATTTTAGATATACATTGTTAGCAAAATCACTTAGAGCAGTTGGATTTGATACAGATAAAAAAGGGACTAATAATATAAAACTTACAAGACCAAGTGATCAGATGAAGATATACCCAATAATTAATAGTGCCTTCACAAATAAAAATATTATATTCGGAGATAATCCACTTATGAGATGGTATACAAATAATACATGCTTACATCCTGAAAAATATGATAATTATACATTTTCCAAAATAGAACCTAAAAGTAGAAAAACAGATGGATTTATGGCTTTTGTTGCATCAATGTGCACTGACATTGATAGTTTACCAGATAGTGCTTTGGTTGTTGATTATGAGGATTTTGGAGTTTATACATATTAATAGATAAGAGTATATGATAAAAAGCTTTAAATAATGAGGCTTTTTTTATTTTATACAGAAAGGGGGTGAATTTTTGGGTATTGTAAAATTTTTAAGGGATTTATTTGGCTCAAAAGATACAATTTATCTCAATGAACATCTTGATAGTATATGCACTAATTTGGCTATAGATTCATTTGCACTACAGGTAGGAGTAAATATTATTGCTTCATGTATTGCAAAATGCGAATTTAAGACATTTGTTAGAAAAAAAGAAGTTAATCAAGATGAATATTATTTATGGAATGTAGAACCTAACCAAAATCAAAACAGTACAGAATTTTTACAAGAATTACTAAGTAAATTGATTATTGAAAATGAAGTTCTTGTTATAGAAGTAAATGGTCAACTTATTATAGCAGATTCATTTTATCGTGAAGAATTTGCAGTTAATGAAGATTATTTTGAACAAGTAACAAGAAAAAACTTTTCATTCAATAAGAGATTTTATATGCGTGATGTTTTATATTTTCGTTGTAATAATGAAGACATAAAGAAGTATTTTGACAATTTAATGTTTGGATACAATGAATTAATAAATCTTGCACAAGGCAAATATAAACGTGCTGGTGGGAGAAAAGGAATCGTAAAAAGAGATACTACAGCTACAGGTAATGAAGAAGAAAAGAGAAGAATAACTAATTTGTTTGAAAATCAATTCAAAAATTATTTTGATGCAGAAAATGCAGTTGTTGACTTACCACGAGGTGTGGAATATACAGAAATAACTGGAGAAGGAAGTAAAAAAAGCAGTAATGAACTTGGTGATATTACAAAATTATTAGATGATGCATTTATAAGAGCAGCACAAGCTTTAAAGATACCACCTAGTTTATTAAAAGGTGATATTGCAGATATAGAGAAATTAACAGATAACTTTTTGACTTTCTGTATAGATCCTTTGGTTGACCTTATTCAAACTGAAATTAATCGCAAAAGATATAGGAAAGATAATTTCTTAAATGGAAGTTATTTGTATATAGATACAACAACTATTAGGCATCTTGATATATTCAGTATTGCTGAAAAAATTGACAAACTTATATCTACAGGAATGTATAGTATTGATGAGTTAAGAAAGAAACTTAAAGATACAACTTTAAATACAGATTGGAGTGAAAATCATTGGATTACAAAGAATTATCAAGGAATAGATCAAATTGATTCGGAGGGAGGTGAGAACAGTGAATAAAACATTATTTAGTATTAGACAACAAGCTGAAAATCATAATGCATTAGATATCTATATATATGATGATGTAAAAGGAGATTCTTATAGCTGGTGGACTGGTGAAAAGCAAGAAAGTGAAACAAGTGCTAATTACATAAAACAAGTACTTGAAAGTAATCAAAATGCTACAGAAATTAATTTATATATTAATTCATATGGTGGTGAAGTCAAAGAAGGTTTAGGCATTTATAATCAATTAAAAAGACATCCAGCACAAGTTAATGTATATATTGATGGATTTGCATGTAGTATAGCTTCAGTAATTGCTATGGCAGGAGATAAAGTCATAATGGGTACTAATGCTCTTATGATGATACATCATGCATCTATGGGAGTATGGGGAAATGCAGAAGAATTAAGGAAGGCTGCTAATGATGTTGAAGTTATTGATCAAGCAAGTTGTTCAAGTTATTTGACAAAAGCAGGTGAAAAACTTGATGAAGATACATTGAAACAATTACTTGATAATCAAACTTGGTTAAATGCAAACCAATGCCTAGAATATGGATTAATTGATGAAATTGCAGGACAAGAAGACAAAACTGTTGAAGAAGCACAGCAAAGATTTAAGCAAAGTGTACAGGCACAAATAATGCAGATTAAAGAACCTATTATTGAAGTACCTAAACAATTTATAAAACAAAAATCAAATTATGAATTAATAAGACAAAAATTTATGAAGAAAGAAGGAATATAACAATGAAATCAAAAGATATATTAAAAGAAGAATTAACACAAAAATTTAGTACAGCAATGCAAAGTGATAATCAAGAAGATATGGTTAACGCATTTGTAGAATTTGCTACAGGAGTACAACAAGATGTACTTGATGATTTTAAAGCATATCAAGAAACACAAGATAAAGATATTCTTCAAAAGAGAGGATTGCATCAATTAACACAAAAAGAAACTAAATTCTATCAATCATGGATAGATGCTGCAAAGGCTTCAAATCCTAAGCAAGCAATTACAGATTTAGATATAGCATTACCATTTACAGTTATTGATAATGTAATGGAGGATTTAAAAGTAAATCATCCATTATTAAATTTAATTGATTTTGAGAATATGACAGCTGTTAAGAAGATGCTTTACAATAAGCAAGGCAAACAATTGGCAACGTGGGGGAAAATTACTGAAGCGGTAACAAAAGAATTAAGTGGGGCAATTGGTGAAATAGATGTGACCCTTAATAAATTATCAGCATTTATGCCAGTAGCAAAGGATATGTTATCAGCAGGTCCTCAATGGTTAGATGCATATGTAAGAACAATTCTTTCTGAAGCTATTGCTTATGGGCTTGAAGATGGAATAATAAATGGTACAGGAAAAGACCAGCCTATTGGAATGATAAGAGATATTCATGAAGGAGTATCTGTTTCATCTTCTACTGGATATCCAGCAAAAGCAAAAAAGGCATTAACAGAATTATCTGATACTGCTATAGGAGAATTATTTGCAGAGCTTGCTAAAGATCCAATAGATTCAACTAAATCAAGAACAATAAATGCAAATGATATTGTATTTATTTGCAATCCATTTGATTACTATAAAAAAGTTCTTCCAGCAATTAGATCAATAAAGAAACAAAATTATGTATTAGGTATTGTAAATGATCCTTTCGAAATTCCTAATATAATTCAATCAGACCAAATGGCAGAAGGTACAGCAGTTTTAGGTCTTGCAAGCAAATATAAAATGGGACTTGGAAGTGGTTCAAATAAAGGGGGGACTATTGAATATTCTGATGAATATAAGTTCTTAGAAGATCAAAGATATTACTTAGTTAAATTACTTGGTAATGGACGAGCTACTTCAGATAATGATTTCTTATATATTGATATTAGTGGCTTAACACCAACAGTTAAAGAAGTTACTGTAAAGGGAACTGTAAAAACTAAAGAGCAAGCTTAATTGAGGTGACATAAATGTCAGAAGATGATTTAAAAACTTTATTGAAAGATGTAAAAGATTATTTGCGTATTAGTTGGGAAGATGAAAAAACAGATAAGAATCTTAATGGCATGATAAAAAGAGGAATGGCACGTCTTACTAATATAGCAGGCGTGTCCTCTTTAGATTTTATTGAAGAGGATTTACCAAGACAATTGCTATTTGATTATTGTCGATATGCAAATTCGCAAGCACTTGAAGTATTTGAAACAAATTTTCAAAGTGAATTATTAAGTCTGCATATTAATACACAGGCGGAGTTGATTAAAGATGAAACCGAAAGTTAATAATATAGAGTTTATTGCATTTGCAGATGGCATTTGTGATATATATATCCAAAATGATGACAATGTTGAACCTAATTATAAATATAAAAGGCTAGGATTTTCAAAGAAAATATTAAGCTACAATAGATATTTTGCAAGTAATTCAGTAAATAGCAAAATAAGTAAAGTTATAAGCATACCATTAGTAAGTGGAATTGATGCACATGATACTGTAAAAATAGATAATGTTGAATATGATCTTATATTAGCTCAAGAAATATATATATCTAATCCACCAAGTATTACACTATCTTTAGAAAAGAAGGAGTGATTGCATGGCTAATTTAGATTATTCCTGTTTAAACAATTTACAAAAGAAATTAAATGAAATGGGAAGAAAAGGGGAAAAGATACTAGGGCAGGCAATTGAAAAAGGGGCAGAGCCTATATTACAAGAAATGAAGAAAACATCATCTTTTAGTGATAGAAGCGAAAGACTTAGGAATGGCTTGTCTATAAGTAAACCATCAAAAGAAAAAGGTAAAAAGATAGTTAAAATAGGTATAAATAAAGATGATAATAGTGAAATATTTTATGGGAAGTTCATAGAATATGGAACTACTAATGGAACGAGAAGTATAAGTGCTAAACCATTTATGAGACCAGCATTAGAAAATAAAAAGAATGAAGCAATAGAAATAGCAAAATCTGAAATAAGGACAGCATTAGATTTATGATAATTGAAGAATATATAGAAAATTCTCTAAATAAGTATGATTTTCCAATTAAACATAAGTTTTATGATGGTAAAGCAGATACCTATATTACCTATTTTGAAATGAATAATTTTGATGATGATTATTCAAATGATGAAGCTGAAACAGAAGTACATTCGTTACAAATAGATTTTTTCAGCAAAAATGATGTGAAAATAATAAAAAAAGAAATTCAAAAAACACTTAAAGCAAATTTTGAAGGACTTACAATGTTAGATTTAACTGAAACTAATAGTAAGATTAATCATATTTGCTATAGGTGTTATTTTTATGAAAATAAGGAGGATTAAAAATGGCGAGAATTAAAGGAGCAAATAACTTTCATTTGGCCCCAATAACAGAAAATACAGAAGAAAACTATGCTGCAGGTGCACCTGTTAAAACAGAAAGGCTTACATCTATAAGTGTAGATAGTAAAGTAGATAGTGAGACTGTATACTCAGATGATGAAGTTGAAGAAGATGTTTATGGAGCAATCGAAACTACTGGTAAAGTAGGTCTTAATTATTTAACAAATGAAACCAAGCTTAAATTATTTGGCGGAGAAATAGATGCAGATGGAGTATATTATCCTCCAAGCCAATTTGAAGTGAAGCATCATGCAATGTTATTTAAAGCACCAACAACTCAAGGAGCAAAATATGTTTGTTATTATGATGTAGTTTTTGAGTTACCAAGCTTTAAAGCAGAAACTGCTGAAGATAAACCAAAGATTCAAGGGGTAGAGCTAAGTTTTAAAGCATATAAAAATAAAAAATTAGATACTCATTATTGTGATCTTGATACAACAAGTAAAAATGCAAATGCAGAAGTTGCTAAGAAATGGTTCACAGAGGTGAGAACAGAAAAAGCTAAAACTGTAACACCAACTATAGATGGTGAATTAAAGTAAAGAGTAATTATTTAAAGGCTAGGTAGTAACATCTAGCCTTTTTGAATTTGTTAATATTGGAGGAAGTGTAATGGAAAGAAAAAATATAGAAATTATATTAGAAATTAATGGAGAAGAAAAAATATTTACTTGCACTAAGGTTAAAGGAATATTACTTAGAAAGACTGCTGCAATAGTAAAAACATTTGATAAAATGTCAGAACAATTAAATGAAGAGGAATTAGATGAATTAGTTGATTATGTTGTTGATGTATTTGGAAAGAAATTTACAAGAGATGAGTATTACAATGGAACAGACATTGAGGATATTGTTGGAAATATTCAAAGTGTTGCACAAAATATTATAGAGATGGCAAGCAGTAAAATAAAAAACTAATTGAGGGTGAAGATAATTCACCCAAAAATGAAAGTTTAGAATTAGAAGATGATAGATTGCATGAGTTGTATTCTAATTTTGAATTAATGTTATTGGCTGTATATAGTAATGGATTAGAAAGTGGACAAAGCTTAGAAAGTTTAGATAATATGGATTTTTTATATTTTATAGATATATTAATATATAGAAAATTTAAGGAAAAAGATGATGGAGAATATATTGACAATTTAATGTTATAAGAAAGGAGGGGGAAGCATGGCAGTAGATGAAATGGTCATAAAGTTTGGGATTGATTCATCAAATTTTGAGGGTGGATTAACCAAGATAAATTCAGGAATGAAATTATTGCAGTCAGAATTTAAAGCTAGTAGTCAAGGGCTTGAAGGCTTTGGGAATGATACACAAAAACTTGCAAATAAAAGTGAATACTTAAACAAGGCTATTGAATTGCAAAAATTAAAAGTAAAGCAATTGCAAGAGTCTTATAATAAATCAAAGACTGAAACTGGAGAATTTTCTAAGAGCACTATGGATGCTGGTGTAAAAGTAAATAATGCTGTTTCATATCTAGCAAAAATGGAAAATGAATTAAAACAAGTGGATTCACAGCTAGAGAAAGCAGAGAAAAGTTCTGATGAAACAGGAGGTGCATTTAGTAAGCTAGGTGAAAAAGTAAAAAGTGCATTTAGTGGAATGGGAGAATACATTAAAAGAGGTATTGGTCTTGCTATAGGTGGTGATATTTGGGATAAAGCTAAAGAAGGTTTTACTTCTATAGTGACATTCTCAAGTGATTTAAAAGTAGCATTAAATGGATTACAGAGTTCAACTGGTGCAACAGATAAAGAAATGTCTGCGTTAAAACAGACAATGGTGGATATATATAATGATAACTTTGGAGAAGGATTTGAAGATATATCTAATAGTCTGGCGACAGTTAAGCAACAAACAGGAGCTTCTGGGGAAGAATTAAAGAAAATGACTGAAAATGCATTACTATTAAGAGATACTTTTGATATGGATGTTACTGAAAGTGTTAGGAGTGCTAATATGTTAATGCAACAATTTGGTATGACATCTGATGAAGCTTATAATTATATAGCTCAAGGAGCACAGAATGGTCTTGATAAGAATGGTGATTTATTAGATAGTATAAATGAATATTCAGTTCATTTTAAACAACTGGGATTAGATGCTGATGATATGTTTAATATGTTATCTAATGGAGCTAAAAGTGGAACATTTAGTGTTGATAAACTTGGTGATGCTGTTAAAGAATTTGGAATAAGAGTTAAGGATGGAACTGCTGATGAATCATTTAAACAACTTGGATTAAGTGTTGACGAAACAAAAAACAAATTTGGACAAGGTGGGGAAGTTGCTAAAGAGGCTTTAAAAAATGTAACGACAGCATTATTTAATATGAAAGATCCAATACAACAAAATAATATAGGAGTTCAATTATTTGGGACAATGTGGGAAGATCTTGGAGCAAAAGGAGTTTCTGCATTAACAAATATGAATGGAAGCATTAATGGAACAAAAGATGTTCTAAATAGTATAAATCAAGTTAAATACAATGATATAGGTTCTGCATTTGAAGGAATAAAAAGGAATATAGAGACATCTGTTTTAGTTCCCATAGGAGATAAAATGTTACCTAAATTAAATGAATTAGGTCAATGGTTCAAAACTAATATGCCTACAATAAAAACAAGTTTTTCAAATGCGTTTGATCAAGTATCACCAATACTTGATGGAGTAGGGGGAGCATTTACATTATTATTAAGCAATGTTAATTTAGTAATTCCAGTAGTAGCTACACTTGGAAGCGCATTTGCAACTTTAAAAATAGTTGCTATAGTAAATAATACAATAACATCTATTAAAAATTTGAAAAATAATGTTGCAAATACAATAAGCACAGTAAAGACTTTAAGCGCTAATTTAAAAATGGCTGCTACAAACGCATTAAATTTTAGCAAGAATATAGCAACTGGTACTAAAAACTTAGCAAGTAATGCGTGGAAAAGCGGAACTACTATAATAAAAAACATAGGAACAGCAATGCTAAATGGTGCAAAAGCAGCAGGAACATTTGCGTTAAATTTAGGCAAAACAGCATTAGCATTTGCTAAAAATGCAATACAAGCTGGAATAGCTACTGCAAAAATGGTAGCACATAAAGTAGCAACATTAGCATGTAGTGTGGCAACAAAAGCAATGTCAATTGCTCAAGGAGCATTAAACTTAGTAATGAGTTTAAATCCTATTGGATTGATTATAATAGGAATTACTGCCCTGATAGCAACTATAGTATTATTATGGAATAAATGCGAATGGTTCAGAAATGCAATAAAAGTATTTTTTGAAGTTAATAAAATTATGTTTCAAGCTTTATGTGAAGCTTTAAAAGTTGCGTGGGAAGGTTTTAAAATTGCATTTAAAGCAGTATGTGATTGGTTAAAGCCATACATAGAAGTTATTTGGAATGCGATAAAAACCACTTTTGAAATAGTAGTAAATGCATTAAAAACAACATGGGAAGGATTTAAAGTTACATGGACAACAGTAGCACAAGCAATAAGTACAACATGGAATACAATAACAAATGCAATTAGAACAGTATGGACAACTATATGTGTAGCTTTGAGTACAGCGTGGAATACATTTAAAAGTGGATTTGATACAGTAACTAATGGTATATCAAGTGCATGGGCCGCAGTAACAGGAAAAATAACTAGTGTATGGGATTCTGTATGCTCAAAAGTAAGATCAGCATGGGAGGGAATAAAAGCGCCTTTCAAAAGTGTAGTAGATTGGATAGGAAACATATGGCAAGGAATAAAATCGAAATTTAAGCTACCTCATTTTACTGTTAGTGGTTCATTGAATCCACTTAAATGGGGGGACGAAGGGACTCCAAGTATAGGCGTTCAATGGTATGCGAAAGGTGGTATTATGACAGATCCTACAGTGTTTGGAATGAATGGAGCAAATGCAATGGTAGGTGGAGAAGCAGGAGAAGAAGCGATACTGCCATTAGATGGATTTTATAAAAACTTAGATGATATGCTTAATGATAAATTAGGCAGTGTTATTGATAAGATAGGTAACAGACCAGTACAGATAACAACATTAATAAATGTTGATGGACGTCAAATAGCAAAAGCTACAAGTAGATATATGGATGAGGAATTAGCTTTTAATAGCAGTAGGGGGTAATTGGTATGTCTAGTATATTTTTAAATAATAAAGATAGTTTTAAAGATTTTAAATTATTAATAGAAAATATTCCTGAATTTCCAACTACCAAAAATAAAATAGATGAAATAAATATTCCAGGAAGTAATAATGGAGCATTACATATTATAACTGGAAAAGAAGATATCAATATACCTATAAATTTTGTGTTTAAATGCTCTAATGATGAATTTTTTATTAAAAAGATTCAAATAGTAAAATGGCTATATGAAAATTTATCTGATAAGTTAATATATTCTTTAAATAAAGAAGGGTATTACAAAGTAAAAGAAATTGAACTAGATAAATTCAAAACTACATCAAGAATTGTTCGAAGATTTACAGTTAGTTTTACATTATTTCCGTATATGTATTTACATGAAGGTGATGAAACAATAGAAATATATAATTCGGTATCTATATTTAATAACAAGTCTACTTGTATTACTGAACCAAGATTTAAAATCTATGGAAGTGGAGATATTCAAGTTAATATAAATTCTCAAACTTTAATTCTTAAGGGAATTGAAGATAATATTATAGTAGATTCATTTGAAAAAAATTGTTATAAAGTAACTGATGGCAAAAAAATATATTTAAACAATAAAATGTATAGTAAATTTCCGCACTTAAATTTGGGAGAGAATAATATAAGTTTTAATGGTAATATATCTAAAATAGAATTGACACCAAGGTGGTGCTGTAAATGATCCCTGTATTATATTCAGAAAATGAAATAAATTTAGATGATAATATAAGATTCAAGTCTAATGGTTTAGGAATATTAAAAGATACAATATCATGTTTTGCAGAAGAAGAAGGAAACGAAACTTATGAATTAGAACTTACTTATCCAGTAGGCTCTTTTTTGTTTGAAGAAATAAAAGGAAATAGATTTATTAAAGCAAAAGCAAATGATAGGTTAGATGAACAAATTTTTAGAATATATTATGTTAGTCAACCACTCAATGGAGAAATTACTGTAAAAGCAGAGCATATAAGCTATATTCTAAAAGATAATTTTATAGAAAAAGTAGAGTGTACTGGAGACTGTAAAACAGCTTTGGATACTTTAAATAAAAATGCAGCCTTTCCTACTAGATTTTCTTTTAACAGTAACATAGCTATGAGTTCTACTGTTAAGTATGAAATGGAGAATTTTTGGGATTGTATTAAAGGTATTGAGGGAAGTATTGTAGATACTTATGGTAATGGAGTTGATATAGTAAGAGATAATTTTAATGTCTCTATAGTTCAAAATGCTGGCCAAGATGATAACATTCTTATAGCATATAAAAAGAATATGACAGGTTTTGAATGTGAAGAAGATTGGACAGGATGTAAGACTAGAATTTATCCTTTTGCAATCCGAGATGATGTAGTATATACAATATCAGAAAAATATGTTAACAGTGAATATATTAATCGTGATTCTACTCAAAGAATAGAAAAAATCGATTTTTCAGGGGAATTTGAAGATGATGAAGAAATTACAGAAGAAAAGTTAAGAGCATTAGCGCATAATTATTTTATATTGAATGCGCTTGATGTACCAAAGCTAAGTTATAAAGTTGAATTTGTAACATTAAGTAAAACAGAAGAATTCAAAAATATAATAAAAGATGAAAACTTAGGCTTATTTGATACAGTAATAATAAGACATGAAATTTATAATATAGATACTAAGATTAGAATACTGAAACTTAAATATAATTCTTTATTAGAAAAATATGAAACAATCGAATTAAATTATACAAAACCTAGAATTAGTAAAAATTTAATTAAAAGTATTAAAAAAACTGAAAAGAAAATAGAAGATACAAAAGAAGAATTAAGTGATGATATAGAGGATGCAAGAGAAGAAGCGGCAACAGTGACTAATAATTTGAAAGTAACATTTGAAGCAAGAGCTGATAGTATCGAACTAAGTGTTGAGAATGTTGAAAAGGAAACTAAAGCATCAATTAAAGTTCTAGAAGGAGAAATAGAACTAAAAGTTGATGAAGATGATTTTGGTACATTAATCGAACAAAACTCACGACATGTAACTATTGCAGTACATGATGAAACAGATATGTTAGTTACGTTTGATTCTGATGGGCAAACTATAGATGATGGAGCCTTAACAGTAAAAAATAAAGGAAAGACAGTATTTTATTTTAATGATGGTATTGCTTGTGTAAAAGATATATATTTTATGGATGGTGGAGACCAAGCAGATAATTTCATACAAGCAATCAGTGAACCTAAGACTATTTGGGTAAATGATATTTCTGGAGATGATGCTAATTTTAAAAATCTAGATGTAGATTATAGTAAAAATTGTTTGCAGACAACAAAACATTATGGAAAGAGAAGAATAAGTGCTTATGAAACTGCTGAATATTATTTTGGAGATTTAGGCTTTGGAATAATAAAAAATGGTTTATGTGTTGTTACAATAGATGAAATATTCAAAGAATGTGTTAATACAAATATAGATTATCATATTTTTACTCAAGTTTATATTGGATCCATTGAAAGAATAGAAAAGCATGAAGAATATTTTATTGTATATGGTAAAGAAAATACAGAATTTAGCTGGGAAATAAAAGCTAAAAGAATAGGATATGAAAATGTAAGGCTAGAACAAAAAGGACTTGTTGATGAAGCACAACAAAAAGTAAATACAAGTACAGTGGTTAATAACTATATTAAAAATAATAGTAGTGTTATCACTACTGATTTAATAAGTAAAAATATAGAAAATGATTTATTGGAGGTAATTGGATTATGACAAAAAAAGTATTACAAGGATTTGCAATAGTAAATAGCAATATAGGGAAAACATTAGTTTATACTTATAGCGAAATTGATGAAAAAGGTAATATAGTAAAGAGTAATATAAAAGAAACAATAGCAATTGTAGATGAAGAAGAAAAAACAATTGTTAATAAGCTAGAAGAAAAAATAAATGCAAGATTAGAAGAGGTTGCACAATAAAGTGGACCCTTTGTCAAGGACAACTTAAAAAAGAGGGTTAAACTGCTAAAAGCTGATTTCTGTATTTTACAG